TGCTTGTGGTATTGTTATTGATCATATGGTTAAAACGTTTCTTGAGGCTATGGAATTATTTAAAAATGGTAATTCAGAAGCTGGTGCCGCTCTTATATCCAGTCTTTTAGGTGATAGTGCTAAGAGTGCCTTGAAAGTTGAAGTTAAAGGTCCTAAGCTTGATGCTAATGATAATTATACGGATAGTCGTGATGCTCAACGATTATTTTATTCATTTACCTATTTTATGTTTATGGTTTCCAAGATGTTATTCGCAGGTTTTCTTCGAACAGGTTCCGGGACACCACATGAGAATATACCAGTCGCTATCGGTATGCGTATGGCTGGTAGTGGCCCTACTTTTCTTAAGGAAATGTTTGGTGATGGAGATGAGGATCCTGATGTTTATGAATCTTCTAAACTTGATGAAAATATTGTTATGCATGGTGATTTTTCCAAATATGATTGGAGATTGAGACATTGGCTTATGCAAATGATGGTCCAACGTTTGTGTAGGAAATTCAAGTTGGGTGTTGGTTGGATGCGTGAGTTTAACAAAGCTATTTTATCTCATGTTTGTAAAGTGCTTGTTAGTAAACATATTCTTAATCCTTATTCTGGTGAGCCTCTTTATGTTCACGGTTTACTTCCCAGCGGTCATTATTTGACTGCTCTTATGAATTCTTTGTGCAATGTCGTAATGCAATACATTGTTATAAGTATAATGGCTAAAGCTCCTTTACATGAAGTTAAGCGTAGTATGAAATGTAAAGTTTATGGTGATGACTTCATGAACGTAATAAGTAAACGTTTGATGAAGTCACTTGACAAACAAGAGTATTCCAATCTCATGCTCCGTTTGTTTAACATGAATATTCCTGTTAGTGAAATTTTCCAATGCACTAAGCTTTTTAATCGTGTTGGTGTCACTATTGATAATGCAGCTCCTGTTTTCTTGCAACATCAATTTTATCTTCACCATGATGGTGATGATGTTCATGTTATGATGCAGCGTCCATTCCGTCCTACACTCTGGTCTAAATTGTTCCTTTCTAGTGAGCATAAACTTACTATTTTTGAGCTTCTACGTCGTATTAGTTGTGTTGCATACCTTTTTGCCATTCGTAAAGAAGATTATGAAAAATTGAAGGATATTTATAATTCTTTGTATTGTCATTGGGATGGTGTGATCAATGATCAGGGTGACGATTACGTTGTTAAGAAGATGATTGATGTTGAAGCTGGTGTTGACCTTTCCTTGTTTCCTCGTTATGATCAGGTGATTAACTTAAACCAGTTTGAGTGTGGCTATCGCACTTATCGTGGTAAGACTATGTCTTGGCATCAATATCGCGATCGTTATGAACGCGACACCACCAAGGTTTACCATTTTAGCCAGTTGCGAACACATTTCGTATAATTTGTTTTGGTCTTTG